AAAATCTACCATATGTGAGAGCAAACTGATTTGTTGCCGCCCTGCCTCCAGGCCTCTTGACGGTCACAGAGGTTCCTTTAGGCATAAAGACTGTTGCACCATCTAATTCAAATACTAAGCGCTCTGCTGACTTTGGGCGAATTACTACGGGCATTCCCTCTTCCATCACGGTAGCCTTATTACTAAATACATATTTTCTTTTTTGCTTTTTGTTCTTAGAAGGAACTGCTGATTTAGATAACTTAAAGTCACGACCTATTCTAAATGAAAGTCCACCTGTGTCTATTAAGTATAAATCAAATAATCTAAATGAGGGATTACCTGTCTTATTCCACTCATATACGTGGTGAAGGCTTTTAGGCTTTGTTCTTGCCTGAGCATCTACATACTGACCGAAGTCTTTTTCTATTTGATTAAATATAGTTGTTTTAAATAAGTTTTTAAATTCGGCATTTGATGTCAGCTTAGAAAGGACTGCAGCTTCATAGTATAGGAATGCTGATATCTGGGCTACTGTGCTGTCCTTGATTACTCCTGGAACTGATCCAGCCATCAATCTTTCTAGACCGCTAGATGCTTGCAGTAATGCTACGCTACTGTCCAATTACCTGACTCTCCGATCTTTTTATAGTGGCGTTATATCCAACAATTCCACCTAGTGGTTCTGTCATTGGAACAACACCCATTACTTCAAATACTGTCGGAGTGTTATTTGGAAAGTTAATTTCTTCCCATATTACGGTGCCATCTAGATTTCTGATGTTTGTAATCTTTTCTCTAAAGGTAACCTTTGTTGCAGTTCTTACTTGTAATACCTGATCATTTAAATACTTATTAGAAAAGACTTGCTTGTCTCCAGCCGTTCTTGAAGATGAGTTGCTTACTGTACCTTTAGCACTGCATGGTACAGTTCTAGTAAATTGCCACTCTTTTTTTAATGCGCCAGTTGACTCGTCTTGTGTATCGAATTGCTTATAGACATCCATAAGCATAGGAAAGACTGAATCAATAATGGCATACATTAGATCAGAACCATTTGAGTAATAACATACGGATTAAGAAGCTGGTCTACATATAGATTGCCAGTTCCCTTTGATGCCGATGCATTATACTCAAAGCTCCAGTCAAATGTCTTGATTGATTTGATGTACTTATTTCTCCAGACCTTGTCCTTTGAGAAGTAATCTTTCATCAGTTCAACTGTAGCAAGCTGGACCTTATCTGGAACAGATTCCCATCCAAATTGTCCTACGATCTTGTACTTAATATTTTTAGAAAATACACCGTTAAATGTATCATTAATTGATGGCGGAACTAAACCATTTGCAACATACACTGTATTATCCAGTAGGTTAGTTCTGTTTACTCTTACTCCGAATCCAGTCTCTGAAACAATTGGATCGTACAACCAATTATTGACTTTAGGAGTAGCAAGATTGTCCACTAGCAAGATATCATTAGAGTAGATCTTATATATCTTGTTTAGTTTAGCTGGAAGAGGAAGTGTGTCTGAATCATCTCCATAGATTGATTCTTCTCCTGAGTATAGATAAAAGTCTTGATTTGTAAAATCTTCTACTATCTTTCTTGCATATCTTTCTGCTGCCTGTAGATCTCCGTATGTCTTATAATTTGGATCGCTTGGGTCTGCCCCAAAGTTCAAATCATCTATCTGTTCATTGATATTGATATAGGGAGATACTACATTAGCATATGTGGTATGTGTTCCTACTGCCCCGCCTGAAACTGTATACTGCCATACAATCTTAAAGTTTCTAGGATATGACGAATACGAAAATGGCAACACTATTTGATAGGTACCAATATCTGTCTCTACCGCCGTTGCATTAATCGTTGACAATATAGTTGTCGGTAGTATGACATTGGTTGGATCTTTTGTTACGTCATAAATCTTTGCTGTTACAACGCTAGAAGGTGTTATTAGTTCACCCTCCCAATAGATCTTTGTTCTAATTGGTGAGTTGCTATTTACGTATATCTCTGCCATGTTATAGGCTTAGATTAGTTGTAATACTCCTGAACTTCTTTTGGAGTTGCTAATCTGAAGCCCTCCTCCTTATCAAAAATTTCTTGAGCATTGTCTTCTGTCATTGCAATAAACGGGTGCTCTCTTGTAAATGTAAATCCATTAATATCATACCTGAAGTTTTCTCTAGTCATTCTAACTAGCACTGTGTCTTCTGGCTGAGCATTTGGATCAAATCTTGGAAGAATCTCTTCTGCGTTCTCGCTGAATTCATCTGTCGAATCTTCGATGTCCTTAATAGTCTTTTGATAAACAGACCATGTGACTCCCTCTTCTGCAAGGGCGGCAACGATATCTGCCTTACTCTTAATACCATCAGTATCAACTGCAAAGTCCTCTGCAATTTTTCTGAGTTCTGCTACTTTCAATGTCTCGAATGACATATTATCTCCTTTGTTAGGTTATTCAATTATAGCATTGATAAATTAAAATGAAAAGCCCCCAAAATTAATTGGGGGCCTTTCGAGGGTTTTATCTTAAATTAATTAAGAAGCAACCTTAACGTTCTTTACAACGACCCAAGCGTCAGCTTGTTCGATCTGGACGCCAACACGAGTATACATTGTGTACTCGATTGAGTCCTTACGTGGCCAGAAGAAGCGGTAGACTGTTACGTCACGCTTAACTCCGATAACTACGTTATTTGGGAATGACAAGTGAATGTCTCCGTGTGATCCTGTTGGTGTTGTGTAATCACCAGTCTGTGTCTCGTTAAGAAGTGGTACTTCAACAATCGGAATACCGAATGCGAATGGTGCCACATATCCTGCTGGTCCACCTAGTGGTGCGACTCCGCCACGGATAACGCTTGAAGCGATGTCCTGTGGAATTGTCTGGTTTGTTCCAATGCTGTTAGCATATAGGAAATCCTGAATCAAGTTTGATCCAGCAAGGAAGCGAAGGTCTCCACGACGTTGCTTGTACTTACGTGGCATAGCCTTAAGTGCCTTGTTGAATACTTCACGTGATACTGCGGCTCCAGCTGCGTCTACGACACGACCTGATGCCTTTGCCTTCTTTACAACGCCATCGAATGACTTGTAAAGTGCGTCTCCTGTTAGGGAAACATTTCCATTGAGGATTACATCTTCAATGTCGTTACCTGCCTGTGTTGCCATCAAACGTGCAATGTGATCTTCTAGATCTGCACCTTCGATGTTGTCTTCTAGAGACTCTGTTGAAAGCTCCCAGTCCATGCGGAGTTTCTTTGTTGTCAAAGAGATTTTTGAGAAAGTTACTGCATTGTTAGATGCTGTATCGTCTGCCTCAGTTGCAAGCTTCATAAGCTTCTCACCAACGGACATACGGTCAATCTCGGCTGTGTCTGACTTCATACGAACTGTACGTGCGACCTTACCGATTACGGTTGCGTCGAACATATAGTCAAGGAAGCGAGCTGATTGTTCTGGGTTAAGAAGTCCACCGTTACCAGCTTCTGATGCACGGTGTGTTCCTGTTCCACCAGTTGTTGAGGCAAATGTGCCTGTAGCTGTAGTTCCAGCTGCAACTGCTTTTTCTAATGTTTCATTGCTCATTATTTTATACCTACCTTAGTTGAATATTTCGTTTACGGAACCGAGGAAAGAACCGTTCCATTTAGATTTTTTGATTGTTACTTCTTCTGATCGGCCAAGATCTGAAGACTTCTTGATTGCAGTCTCTGATTCTACTGCGTCGACACGCTTTTGTACACCATCAATCGTGTTCTTGATGTTATTTACAGCGCTTGAAAGTGCTGTGTGTTGTTCTGCCAACTCTGAAATTCTAGCATCTACGCTCTTGCTGAAAGTTTCAACAGTCTCTTGGATTGTTGTTACTTGTGCTGCATTTGCTTCAGATGCCTTGTTTAGAGTTTCTGAGAAAAAGCCTTTTAGATCGCCTAACATCTTCGCAAAATCAGGTTCATCAACCTTATCTTCTGATACTTCGGCTGCTTTTTCCAGAGTCTCGGCAGGAACGTCTTCTGCTACTGCATCTGCAGGAGCTTCAGCTGGAGTTGCATCTTCTGCAACAACTGCTGTATCTTCAACGGCTGCTTCTGTTGTTTCTGCTTCGGCTGGTGCCTCTACTGCAACATCTTCGACAACTACGTTTTCTGTATTATCTGACATTTCATTACCTCCTTCTGCGTTTGCCTGTTTTGCAATTGTTTGTGTTTCAGGCAACGTAAATCTTGAATGCTTGTATGCATCAAGAATCTTATCTATCTCTTTTGCTTTGTTAACATCTGAGCTTTCAACCCATCCGATTAACTCTGCTGGCTTTCCAGATACTGGAGAGTCATATGTTTTATCTGTTGAGATAAAAACAGAATCACTGTCTGCACAGTAAAATATATTTTCAGTTACTACTCCTACTGCAATTCCCTTTGCAATGTATTGTCCATTGACCTTCTGGATAGAAAGAATGTTACAAAGTTCATTTGCTGGTGAATCAACAATAGAAAGCTCAATTAGTTCATAGTTCTTAATAAATCTTACGGTCTTGCCACTCGCCTTGTTAACTTCATTGTCTGACTCAAGAATCTTTCCGCCGATTGAGAATCCAGATAGAGTTCCGTCTAGAACTTTCTCCCAGGTGTCTTGTGCGCCCTTTGAGATGTATGCATCGACATACACTCCGTTGAAGAACTCTTTTGACTTTGGGTCGTAGAAAGTTTCTGGTTTAAAAGAAACCATCTTTCCTACCGCATTTGATCCGTGCATCTCACGAATATTCCCACGGAAATTTTCGAATGCCTTGAGACTTGATTCTGCTGTTACAACATCACCAGTCTGATCAACATTGTCTAGGGTTGCGAATCCAGATACGGTTCTCTTTTCACGGTTAACTTTAGTAAAAGGAACCGACAAATTAATAACGTTGCCGTTACTGGTCCATAAAGACTTTTCAATGTTCATATGCTTAATTTTATAGTGTTATAGACTATAAAGCAAATAACAGTTGAGTGGACTTAGTCAACCTGTCTTCCGTCGCCTTTAGCATTTCTGCCTTCCCCATCAACATCGGGGGCGGCTGCCTGACGGTCTTGAGATCTTTGTCTTGTATTTCCTGCTTGAGCTCTTTGCTCTGCGGCGGCTTGTCCTTTTAAATCGACCATGTCGTCTCCGCCATCAAGTGGAATCATACCCTTTCTAATTCTAACTTCGTTAGGGGTAATTACCTGCATACGCAAATATCTTTCATCAATTTTAGACTGGGTATCCTCATCGGTCAAAGTCAATTCATTAAACTTCAAAGTTAGGGCATCAGTCTTTTCTTCAAATATTGCATTTATTTTCTTTTCAAGTGTCATCTGGGCTGGACGGCAAACTTGCTCTTTAAATGTCTTGTCTGCATCACGGGCAACCGCTAAATTTACACCCTCTGGAGTTCCAATTTTATTAATTGGCACACGGTGGGCTAATAGGATTTCGTCTCTATTTGATTTACGATACTTCTCAAATGAACCCTCTTGGCTTCCCGCCTCAATTGGCTCCATTTTAAATTCAACCTTTGAGTCTGGGCTATCTG